AGGTTTGTATATGCCACAAACCCACCATGCCTCATAATCTCAATGTGTGCTTTTTCAATGCGTTGTTCTGCGGTTAGTGCCATGTTAAACCTTTCCCCAATATCCATAAACCATCTTGTTTGAGCAATCCCAAATATCATTGGGAATACCATCTATTACTGCCACATAATGCCCCGCTTGTTGGGCTATTACTGCACCCCTTGGCATATCACTACACCTTGCCTTGCGACCATTAAATTTTGGTGCTGAGTGCCATACCCACCCATGCCGTTTTAATACATCAGAATAAACATCTTTATAAATGCCATTCCTTGCGGATTTTGTAAACCCTTTGTCTTTGTTGGCTTGGGCTAATTCGTTGTAGGCGGTTTGGTAATCAATCCCCAATGCAATCGATATTGCCCTTGCCCCACAATCACCCGCTTTGCCTTTATAACCCGCTTTGGATCGACCACCATCATTAAATATAAAGTTCATAATTGCCTTTCATCAAATCCATACTATATTTTCGCCCACCTTGCTTGGAAAATATATTAGGGCAAACCCTAAGTTTGTCATGTCTTGGTTTCACAATATGAAATAGTTTCATGTCAATAGATGTTTACCCTACCCCCATGTTTAAACATTCCTTTCAATCTTCGGATTGGCAAAGCACTTCGTAAAATTCATTTTCTAAATCTTGAATTTCATCTTCGGTTAAATCTACATAACAAGGGGTTAGGTCATAATCCCACCCACTTCGTTCACCATCATTACCATCAAAGGTATAAGTGGCGATTATTTTCTTACCCTCTACATCTACCTCATAAAATTTTTGATACGAGCCAAAAATTTGATCAATCAACAATGGGTCTTTAATCTTAGGCATAGTTTAAACATTGTCCTCATAGGTTAGGTATGGTTTGTATGGTTTGAGTGCTTTACCAAAAGCCATGAGCATTGGGTTAGCCTCGTCAATGAGTTTGGTTTTTTCCTCAATCGTCTTAACCAATCTCAACTTGTATTGCATGGTGTTGGATAGATCGAGTTCAATTTTGCCTTTTGGATTTGGCATAGTTATTTTGCTTTCCTTTGTTGGTCAATGAATGCTTGTGCCTCGTTGAGTTTGTCATTGAATCCATACATCTCAGCAAATTCCTGATCGGGTGCTAGGTCAATGGCTAAGTTCATAAGCATATCAATAATTTTAATTGCCTGATCCATGTTTAAACACTCCCAGAGAACATATAGTTATTATCGGTAGCCCACTTTACGAACTCTTTATTGGTTGCAACAATGGCTTTTTTCTGTGTTCGCATGGCACTTGTAGCAAATAAACCCTGTGATTCTTTGCTTAATCGTTTCATGTATGTTAGCCACTTGGGTAGTGTTTCCTTGTCGATCTGTTGAACTGCCGAATACACAAGCATACAAACTGCTGAGGGTGATTTGGGAATGGGTGCTTTTGTTGGCTCTTTAATAATGCTTTCCCAATCAGGCAACTGCTCTGACAACTGCACAATGGTCAATGTGTCATAGGTTGCACGATCCCCAATAGTGCCTTTAAGTGCGTGTCCGAGAATGTCGATCCCTAATGGCTTGACCTTTTTAATAATGTCGCTTGCCTTTGACAAACTGCGTGGGGTTGCAAAAGCGGGGCGGGGTGTGCGTGGATCATAGATATACTCATTGTCTTTTGGATTAGTGTAATCCTCGAAACTCGCTAACATCTGCGGGAATTGCTTTACAGTCTGCAAGATTTCAGGGGCTATATCGTTATCCAATGCAAAGTTTTCGAGCCACTCGTCAGCCGTAGGTTTACGCACCTTTACAACTGTTAGGCGGTTTCGTGCATGAGGGGGCAACATATCGCCTATGCCCTCATTGGCTAGGTTAGTGGTTGCAAATACAATCGATCCATTCGGTAGTGAGTAAGTGCCTAGTTTGCGTTCTAGCATCAAGCGTAAACAAGCGTTCATTACTGCCTTACTTGCCTTGCCGATCTCATCAAGCATTAATACGATTGGTTTGTCATGGTGAAAACCAAATTCCTCGTTAGGAATAAATGAGCATACCTCTGACCCGTTTAAACTGCGTATCTTTGGCACTAGAAAATCGCCCACATCTTTGGTTGTCATATCACCATAACAATAATGATATTTTTCCCCTAGTTTTGCTCTTAATGCGTGTAGGATTGATGATTTACCGATACCCATCTCACCTTGTGCCAATACAGTCGTATGCGTTCCTACTGCTTGGATAAGGTTGGTTGTATCTTGTAATGAAATGGTTTTATATAAGTTTGCCATATGGCTATGCCTTTCAGATTGGTAATGATGAAAATAATAGTAAACCTAAAAACAAAATTAATAAAGCGGTTATTGCGATTTTTTCAAATAAAGTTTCATTCTTCATGTTTAAACGCACCCCCTCTTAATATGTCTAAATAAATGTCATTGATCTTAAACACAATGTTGTCGATCACTTGCTTACCATACCTATCGCACATCTTGTAATAGGTCTTGTAGTCGTCATAATCTTTACCAATGTCGGCTATGGTTTGCACGATTTCATAAAACTGTGGCTCTGTGAGTGTCGGTCTTTGTTGGTCAATAATCACGATCTAGCCCCTCGATCAGTTCATTTATGCGGGTGTGGTAAAGTTCGCCCACCCTTTCCAATTCCTCAGAATCAGCCCCATAAATGTAAAAGGTTTCGTCTAGTATTGCCTGTGCCTCTTTCACATCATCACACACCCGCAAATCGTCTAGGATTTTATTAATTGGGTTAGCCATGTTTAAACACCCCCTCATTCGGTTTCGGTTTCGAGTTCACTCGGATCAGTCGTTAGGTCGCAACTGTCGAGCCAATCATTAAACCCACATTGGTAAGCAATCGGGTCTAGTTCCTTTAACACTCTGCTAGGGTCGAACTCTATCCCCGCTATGTTTATGGGTGAGTAGAGTTCATCTAGCATCTCGTCATAAAGTTCATACGCTTTTGATTCGTCAATATATTCAATCATAATCTGCCTCTTTGGTTGTATTGGTTTACTGCCCCCGCTTGTATAGGCGGGTCTAGGTTGGTTTAGAAAATAGCCCCCTGTTGTTGGTTGGTCATAACTGATATTTAACTGTCAAATCGTATTCCTCTTGCCGTTCCTTTTCGGAATCGATCTTAGCAATACGCACTTTAAATTGAATCGTGGTGAGTAATTGGCTTGCGGTCTTTGGCTCAATATCCAAATCGGTAAGCATAGAATAAGCACCCCTGTAAAATTCGGTATTGTCGGGGTCTTGTTTAAACGCCACCTTATACAGTTCCAAAACTTCGGACACTCTAACGATTTCATTTATTGATAATGTGATTCTGTTGTTCCTCATGTTTTCCCCTTTAATTTAAATCATCTCTAACGATATACCCAAACGCAAAAGATGTAAAGATTAACCCTACTACGCATATGGCTATCGCTTTTTCTAGCACCACATACAGACATAAAACGAATATGGCGGTGAGTATGACTGTGGTTATGATCAATGGTAAATTACGCATTTTGTTGCCCCTTATTGTTCGTAAATGAAAACTGTCCCGCCATCATAAAACTCGGCATATAACCCCATTTTGTTTAGGGTCTTTTCTAGTTTCGGGTGTATCCCCAATGTGTCGGGGTAGCCGTAAAAACTAAACGCATAATCCCCCTCTATTTCACTCCCCTCACCTGTCCAAATTGAATTGGCATGGCTAGAGGCAAACTCGCCCCCATCTTTAAACCACACACTCGGATAGAGTTTGGTTAATTTGTCTAATCTGTTTTTTAGTTTTGTTTTCATAACTGCCCCTATGTTTAAACAATGCGGGGTTTCCCCCGCCCTGTGGTTGATTAAATAAAACCTGTCAATTCGTCAAAGAATACCTGTGGCTTTTCTGTGGTTTTCTCTGTTGCGTGTCGATCCGCTAACCATTGGTTAATGTGTCGGCTAGTGGTTTTTGACCACTTTTGAGATGTCCTGTAATAGTTCCCTGTATTCATCTCATAAAACGCAACAGGGGTTTTATAACTAAACAAAATATCCCCCATTGGTAGTGATAGCACATTGATATTTTTGCTGATTGGGTTGAGTTCGATTGTCATAATTTTAGTTCCTATGGTTAGTGTTTAAACATGGCGGGGGATAACCCCGCCCTGTGGTTTACTCGTAAATAATGCCCTCATCTAATGCCACTTGGTAGGCTTGCTCATGCCCTAAAGTTTTTACGAGTTCCCAATCATCATTGGCGAATTCGTAAACCTCTAATGTGAATTGCTTAGTGGTGCGGTCATATTCCAAAACATCAGAATCGCCTACTTGCCATGTGAACCCATTGGGGGTTTGATCGGCTAACAATTTGGCGGGGACAACTTTGTTCTCTTTAATCAGTTTTAATATTGTGAATTTCATGGTTTTGTTTTCCTGTTGGTTGGTGTGTTTAAACATGGCGGGGGTTTTCCCCGCCCTGTGGTTTATTCCTCAGAATCCTCATCATCTGAGGCGAAATCGTGAGTCATTTCGCCATGACCTAAAGGACAGCGGGGGGTAGCGAGTTTGAGCCATTTACTACTTATCCGCATGGTGTAGCCACAATGAACACAATCACACTTATGTAAGCGGGTAGATTGCTTTTTATAGGTAGCGTTTAGGGTAGCGTGTGGGTATTCACCCTCATACTTAACCCATTGTAGAATCGCCTGTTTTAAACCCTCTGTTGCGGTAGTTGATGTGGGCTTGCCCTCTAAACCTACGGCATACGCACAATCAGCGAAAACCTTGTTATGACCCTCTTTATTGCCTACTGTGGCATGGCATAACTCATGAATCAAAACATCAACAACACGAACCGAATTAGACAAACTCGGCACAATGATAATCTCAGTAGTGTTATCGCCACTCATTGAGGCGGGATAGCATTGACCCAATGTGAATCTCTTTTGATGTTTTTTGGTGTGAATCCCCTTGCTAGATTGTGAGCAAGATAACCGAATGTTATCGGGGATTGTGTAGCCCTTACTAGCAAAATGGGGGCGAAGATACTTATTAGTTATGGTGTTTAACCATTGTTCTCTATTGTTCATAATGTTCTATTCCTTAAAGGTTAGTAATCAAATAGCAAAATTGCTATAACTCAATGGTATAGATTTGACAGAGGAAAACAAGGGTTTTCATTCCACAATGTGAGAAAAATTACAGTTGGCGGTTATAACTTTTAGTTATGGTTTCGGCTCTCTTTATACTTAGGGTTTACCCTCGAAAATCGAGATCGCCTATCGTCTGAGGCTACCCCCTTACCTCATTTCAAAAATGGCTTGTATGGGGCTTTAAATGCGTTTAAATGGATTTTCACATTGTGAAATAGTGGGTAATCACTAACTCGGCAAAATGCCACTATCTCGGCTCACCGCCACTTTGCCCCTCGCACCCGCATGGTTATTTATCTATATGCCTCAATGCGTATATACGCACCTACGCATATTGCACCGCAACATGATGCACCATATTGGTGCATTGTTTAAACGGGGCGGGCTGGTTATATGCATATGTGCGTATATACGCAAGCACGCATATTGCACCGCAACATGATGCACCATATTGGTGCATTGTTTAAACGGGGGTTATGTTGCACCGCACCAATGTTGCACCGCACCAATTAGGGGTTGCGTTTCACAATGTGAAATCGCATCTCACAATGCGAAATAGGGGGCTTTTCCTAATTGTCGATACCCCTTTTTTAGACCCCCACCCCCCACGGCCCGGGGGCCCCACAAAGCGCAAGTTTGTATATTTTTGTAATTTTTTAAAAAAGAAGTTGGACAAGTTGGACAATTTTGAAAGAAGTTGGACAATTTTTTATTTAGCAAAATCATAGACTTACTTGAAAAATTGTCCGACTTGTCCGACTTGTCCGACTTTATTTCACTTTTTTACTCACTTTAAAAAAAAGATAAATTTAATTGGTAGGGTAAAAGTTGCAAAGAAGTTGGACAAGTCGGACAAGTCGGACAATTTTTAAGTTAAGTATTTGATTGGATTAGAAAAAAAATTGTCCAACTTCCCAAATTTTTTTAAATAAAGTCGGACAATTTTTTATTTTTTAAAATAGGACGCAATGCCTAATTTTTTTGCATTAGTTAGAATATGAACGATTACGCATACCAAATCCAAGGTGCGCTCGAAAGCGCATCGGGGAAGTTTCGTGGCCTCAGAGTGCTGGTATGTGACCTTCACAATTTTGAAAGCGTAGATATACCGGTCGAAGTGTTTGATAGAGAAACCGTAAAGTTTCTTGAGTACCGCCTAAAGTTAACCGAAACTATGGATATCAACCGCCTACCAATACCAATCCAAAACAAAATTCGAGCGCCGTTAGGGCGATGGCTGGACTTCTGGGTCCTCGAAAACTTCTATGGCAATACTAGCAAACCAAAAAGTACTAACCCTTGACTATTGGAAGCCAGCAAGCAAACTGCGAGTTGGCGATTATATTTTTAACAAAGATGGACAAATTGTCCAGGTTAAATTAATCCAAGAGTACCGATCCCAAACCTGTTATGAGGTGTTGTTTAACGACTACCTTACTGCCGCTGGGGACGATAAGCTAGGATTTTTGGTAGAAACGCCAAAATACCGCCAAAGAATCTGTGAGTACCAGGGCAAGAAGAAGTTTAGGCGCCCATTAAAGTTTGTATCCGTGGATAAGTTGGTAGATACCAACTTAAAAAACCATGCAAACAGGTTAATCTACTCAGTCCCAACCACAAAACCTTTATCTCTTCCCAGGCAAGACCTGCCGGTAGAGCCGTTTATCTTTGGGTTTTGGTTTTTTAACCGACGAGCTAACCGAAGTATGGCAGCACCCCGGGGCACGTTTAAGTTTGTAGAGCAAAAATTCAAAGACGCGGGCTACAAACTGGTAATTGGTAAGAAAATTAACACCGGCGAGCGTGAATTTGTGGTAAGTCCTAGTATTGAATCGCAATTAGCACCAAACATACCCACAAAAATACCAGAAAACTACCTATTAGCCTCGGCAGAGCAACGAACCGAACTGTTGTGTGGTATACTGTATGCAAAATCAAGACAATATTCAAAAGCAAAAGATCAATTTAGGTTTACGTCAATTAATTACGGGCTTATGTTACAGGTTCAGGGTCTTGTGGAATCACTAGGCCATAGAACTAAGGTACAGTTTGATGACACTTACAGGTATTACACGATTAGTTTTAAAAGCCGCACAAAGTTGGTTGAAAATCAGGTCTCGCCGCCCATAAAGGTGCACCAGGCGCGCAGATACATCACCAAAATAACACCGATTGCCGCGCAGATGTGCGTGCATATTGAGACAACCGGACAGGACAACAGCTTTCTCATAGGAGAAGGGTTTATTTCATGCCATTAACAGACAAACAAGAACTTATACTAAAAAAGTTTGCACAAAACAACAAACACTGGCCCAAGCAGCAGCTAGAAGCTGCCATTTGGCAAGTGCGGTGGCATTTACAAGCCTTAGCGCACCAAAGGGAACCAGAAGATGGTGAGTATGACACGTTTCTTATGCTTGCCGGTCGTGGATCGGGGAAGACGCACACTGCTAGCCACTGGATTGGCATCCGTGCTTGGCGTTTTGACAACACCCGCTGGCTCGTCACCGCTCCCACCTCAAACGATATACGTGCAACTTGTTTCGAGGGGGACTCTGGACTTCTCAATATCATTCCCCCGTCACTTATACGAGACTACAACAAGTCCCTTTTTGAAATTACCCTTACAAATGGGTCTCTTATCCAAGGAATCCCAGCTTCCGAGCCAGAACGGTATCGTGGTAAACAGTATCACGGCGCCTGGTTTGACGAGCTGTGTGCATTTGATTACATCGACGATGCCTACGACGGCGTACAGTTTACCTTACGTCTACGGGACCCACGCATCCCTCGAGTGCAGCAGATTATTACCACCACTCCCAAGCCAAAAGAATTAATTGTAGATCTTAACGAAGGGAAAATTGGAGGCGACGTGTATGTGTCAAACGCCTCGTCCTATGACAACCGAGCCAACCTATCAGAGACGTTCTTCAAACAGCTTGAGACTTACGACGGCACTGATATTGGCCGACAAGAGATCTATGGTGAGATCCTTGACCCGGAACAGTCGGGTATCATCAAGCGCAAACAGTTCCGCCTGTGGCCGGCGAACAAACCCACTCCGACGCTGGAGTATGTTATTGCGTCGTATGATCCGGCGACTTCTGAGAAGACTATGAACGACCCAACCGCCTGCACCATCTGGGGCGTGTTTGAACAACTAGACGCCGGCACGGCAATCATACTGCTAGACTCTTGGGACGAGCACTTGTCATACCCGGAGCTGCGTAGAAAAGTAATTGAAGACTTCAAGGAAGTGGTATACGGTGCGGACAACGACTTTGGCAAGGGCCGAAAGGCGGACCTGATCCTAATGGAAGACAAGTCGGCGGGTATCAGCCTAATCCAAGAACTCCAAGGTGCCGGTGTCCCGGTCAGGGGGTATAATCCTGGCAGAGCGGACAAGGTGCAGCGTCTTAACATTGTTGCACCCCTGGTAGCCAAAGGTAAAGTTTGGATACCAGAAGACAACAAACAAAAAGGGGAATACGCAAGCTGGGCAAAACGGTTCTTGCGTCAGGTTTGTTCGTTCCCAGAAGCGGGCGGGCATGATGACTACGTGGACTCATTGTCTCAGGCGTTGCGTGTGTTGCGTGACTCAGGATGGATCCAACTTGACCCATTACCAGCGAGGGATTATAGTTATGCCGATGAAGACTACTCCAAGAAGTTTGTTAATCCGTACGCCCAGTAGGGCGGAATACCCCCATTTATTGCATTAGTAGTATTATGAATCCCTTAAAGACTCCACACCAAATGTTAATGGAAGAGGCCGGAATGGCGCCTCAAAGTCCGGGCATGTTAAAAACCCCACAACAAATGATGATTGAGGAAACTAACGTGATTCCTAGGTTTGCCGAAGGAAAATCAGTAAAAGACATGCAGGCAGAATTATTTGTGGCAGAAAATCCACAAAACACCGACCCCTATTCCCATCCAGCTTTAGTAAAAGCCTTTAACCAGTTTTTCAAATAAAACATGGCAAATCCAATACTTCCTATGCAGACGGGTGCAAACCTGCCCGGTCTGGAGAATCAAGAAAACGTCAAAGAAGCTCAGATGCAAGACGTAGAGATGGACTACTACGAGGAAACTCTAGGTCTTGAGCCCAGTGATGTTGAATCGGAAGTTGTTGAGTTAGAAGATGGTTCAGTCGTTGTAAATTTTCAAGCAAAAGAAGGCCCACGTAAAAATCCAGAGTTCTATGCCAACTTGGCAGAAAGCATGGACGAGGGCACATTACAGAATTTAGCCGTTGAGTATTTAGACCTTATTGATGTAGACAAAGAATCACGCACACAAAGAGACAAACAGTATGAAGAGGGATTACGAAGAACAGGTCTTGGTAAAGACGCACCAGGCGGTGCCGCGTTTGATGGCGCTAGCAAAGTGGTACACCCAGTTATGGCAGAGGCTTGCGTTGATTTCGCGGCTTCGGCAGCTAAAGAACTTCTTCCGCCAGACGGTTTAGTTAAATCTAACATCAAGGGCGAATCAAACCGCCTAAGAGAAGAAACTGCAGATCGTAAGGTCAACTTCCTTAACTGGCAGTTAACAGAACAGATTCCAGAGTACCGCGATGAGATGGAGCAGTTACTCACACAACTACCTTTGGGTGGTTCACAGTTTCTTAAGTGGCGCTGGGATGAAGAACAAAAGCGACCACTGTGCGAATGGGTACCAATTGATAACATTTTGCTACCATACGCGTCTACTAACTTCTACACAGCGCAACGTGTAACTGAAGTACAAGACATTACCGAAGACACGTTCTTACAACGTGTTGAACAGGGCATTTACATTGACATCGACAGTGCGTACTCATCTGACGCGCCGTTAAACGATCAGACCCAGTCTGAAAAAGCAAACAACAAGATTGAAGGCAAAGACATGCCTTCTAAGAACATTGACGGACTGCGTCGTGTTTATGAGATTACATGTTTTATGCGTTTGGAAGAAGACGCGGAGACAGACGGCCAACGTGCCCCTTACATTTTAATGATTGACGAGACCACAAGCAAAGTCTTGGGTCTGTATCGTAACTGGGAAGCAAATGATGCGAAGTTTGAAAAATTGGACTGGTATGTCGAGTTTAAATTTATCCCTTGGCGTGGCGCTTATGCTATTGGTCTTCCCCATCTTATTGGCGGCCTTAGCGCTGCTCTCACTGGCGCTCTACGTGCTCTATTGGACGCGGCGCATATTAATAATTCCCAAACACTACTTAAACTCAAGGGTGGACGAATTGGTGGCCAAAGCGATCGAATCGAACCTACGCAAGTAGTTGAGATTGAAGGCGCACCTGGAGTAGACGACGTTCGTAAGATTGCAATGGCTATGCCATTCAATCCACCATCTTCCGTATTGTTGGAGTTAATGGGATGGCTAACTAACGCAGCTAAAGGTGTAGTAACAACCGCCGAAGAAAAAATTGGCGACGCTAGTAACGAAACCCCAGTTGGCACCGTGCAGGCACTTATTGAGCAAGGCGCTAAAGTATTCTCTAGCATTCACGCGCGCATGCACCGCAGCCAGGCTAAATCGTTGGCAATCATTTCCCGTATCAATCACTGGTACTTGTCGGAGATGGACAACCAGTCTGGTGAAGAAATCCAGGTTCGTGACTTTGCATATAACAGCGACGTACGTCCAGTATCCGATCCTAATATTTTCTCTGAGACACAACGTTTGGCACAAAACCAAGCGCTGTTGCAAATGGCTCAGAGCGCACCGCCCAATATGTTCGACATTCGTGCAGTATATCGTCGAATCCTTGGACAGCTTAAAGTTCCCGCAATTGATGAGGTCTTACCAAATCCGTTAGGTGCAAAAGAATCCAACCCAGCGTTGGAAAACGTGTCGATGACTATGGGTCGACCAGCAGCAGCGTACCCCGATCAAGATCACATCAGCCACATCAAGATCCACATGCAATACGCTATGGATCCTGCATATGG